TACTATTAATACACACTATACGTTAACACACGAAAACATAAGGAGACAAATATGTCATTCGCATCAATGAAACGAAACAACGCACTTGATGATCTTCTGGGTGCTGCCCAGAAAGAAAGTGCACCCCAAGAGAAAAAGTCCTATGTGGACGAACGTCTGTGGAAGCCGACTATGGATAAGACTGGTAATGGTTATGCCGTTATTCGTTTTCTTCCGGCTCCCGAAGGCGAGACTCTACCTTGGGCAAAGCTTTGGAATCACGCATTTCAGGGCCCAACTGGTCAGTGGTACATTGAGAACTCGTTGACTACTCTGGGGAACAACGATCCTGTTTCTGAGTATAACTCCAAACTTTGGAACTCTGGTATTGAGTCCGACAAAGAGATTGCTCGTAAACAGAAGAGGAAGTTGCAGTATTATGCCAACATCTATGTTGTGACTGATAGTGCAAATCCTGAAAATGAAGGTAAAGTATTTCTTTATCGGTTTGGTAAGAAGATCTTTGATAAGATCACAGAGGCAATGTCGCCGGCATTTGAGGATGAGACTCCAATCAATCCGTTTGACTTTTGGAACGGTGCGAACTTCAAGTTGAAGCTTCGTAAGGTTGATGGTTACTGGAACTATGATAAGTCAGAGTTTTCTGCACCATCTGCTTTGTTGGATGATGACGATGAACTTGAAAGGATTTACAACAAGTTGTATTCTCTTGAAGAGTTTACTGCACCGTCAAACTTCAAGTCCTATGAAGAACTGAAGACTCGTTTTGAGTTGGTTCTTTCTGGTGTTACTCCTGCTCGCACAGTTGAGACTCTTATGGAAGATGAACCTGTTGCGACTCCAAAGGTTGAGACTAAACCAGAGGCACCGCCTCGTGTTAGTCAAGTCGCAAAGAGTGATGAGTCAGAAAGTGAGGATGTAATGTCCTACTTTGAGAAACTGGCAGAAGAAGCCTAGAAAGACATTAGTTCAGGTATTCAACCCAAGTCAGTCCTTGACTTGGGTTTTTTTATAATATGGCAACGTAGTTTGTTGGTGGACTTATTGGCATGGCCGCAGCGTTAGTGACGCTAGATGACGATGCATCAACAGGTGCGTTAGTAACATTGTTAACCACAACTGGAGCAGCCGTGCCTGCTGAGTCCCTGAGTGCAGCCGTGTTAATTTTGTTGACAACCTCACTCATTTTCTCCAGAGGAATAATCGCTTCTTCAGGATGAATATTAACTAAACCTTCTTGAGTTGTTATACCACCTTTGGCCATGTTCGTCGTTTCATCCAGACCAAGTGCAAACTTTCCCAATCTTGTCAAATAGGCTAAACTACCTTCATCTTTTTTCTTAAAAATCTCTTTAGGAATTAATGATTTTATATTTTCAAATGAAAATATGTCTTTGAACATCTTCACTGTGTCGGTTATTGCGCCAGTAATAGCATCACCAATGCCTGATATTTTCTTTTTGGCTGCTTTAAATGCCTTTGGTATTGCTTCTGCAAAAAGTTTCCCGATATCAGAGGGTAGTCCACCTTTTTCTCTGTACTGACCTATACCGAAAATATAATCAAATGATTTTTTAATGTTTGCAGCAACGTCTATCGTCTTCAAAAATGCCGCAAATTTATCGAATCCTAACTTCTCTGCAATCCAACCGCCCAATTTAACAAAAAGAAGGTCAACGATTTCGCCAAATCCTTTGAAAACACCCTCTACGCCTCTAACAACTATAAGTCTTATTTTTTCGCCCTGACTTACTTTTTCTTTATCTGCCTCATCTGCACCTCCCATGGCACCACTAACAAAATCAAAGAGAGATATAAAGAACTGAACAAAAGGCCCAAATATCGCCCTTAATGCTTTAAATCCAAATGAACCTATCTTCTTTATGGTGTCCATTGGAAGTAAATTTTTGACACCATTTAAAAATCCTAAAAGACCTTTACCGGGCGCGTCCGCCGTTCCCGCTACGCCGATGACTGCTCTTATTGGTTTCATTATGGATTCAAATGTTCCTGATATAGTTTTTGTGAATTCCCCTCCAAATTTGAATGTTCCGAAAACCTCTTTGATCTTAGTTAAAAATGTTGTCCCTACATCATTTAAAGTATCCAGGGCTAACGTGCCCGTCATAGCGGTTCCAATTGCGATGCCTCGTATTTGTCTTATAATACCGTTTTTAATTGTAGTAAACAAATCTGAAATAAAAGTTCCAGCTGCTTTTAGTTTAGTTACGCCTGCTGTGATTTTAGAACTAATGGCTGTTTTAATTTTAGTATACAAAGTTGTAATATAAGTTCCAGCTTCTGTTAGTTTAGTTACACCCGTATCCCATGCCATGGTCAGGCCAATTTTAAATTTAGTAAATAAATCTACTAAATATGTACCAAAACCCGTCTTTGTCAGTTTATTTACACCTTCTGTCCATTTGGTAGTAATACCTGTTTTAAATTTAGTAAATAAATCTCCCAAAAATGCACCAATATTTGTAATCCACTTCGGTGGTGTGTATTTGAAATCAGAAAGTTTGGTAAAGAGATTAACTAGACCTCTTATTCCAGCAGAAATACCCTTTATGACTGTTCCAGTAAGTTTGAATGGAAGCAATGCTATAGTTTTAAGGAGTTTAAGGGCACCCACTACATTCTTAAATGTTTTTGGTAGTCCAAATGCTTTTATGATAGCATCAGTGTCAGTAAGTGTTGCAATTGCCGCAGTAATTGAACTCAGTGCAATACCTTCCACTAAAAATCCGAACATAGTTGAGAGCACACCACCTTTCTCATCTGGTGCTTTTTCAATTTTTTTACCAAACGCTAACGCTTTTAATATTTCCTCTAAAGTATCGTTTGTCTTTTCTTCTCTCTTTACTGCTGCGGATTCTCTAGCATCACGCTCCGCCGGACTATCTTGCTCCGGTGCTTGCGCCGCCAATTGCTGTCTTAGTGCAATTCCCTCCTCTTTAACAGCATCAACCACTGCTTCAAAACTAGACATCGTTCTACTTCTTACTCATGTATGCTGTCATGCCCATATAGGCACCAACTACACCAGCCATGCCGATATAGAATAGGCCAAAAAGATCAGCAAGGGCTTGGATTCTTGAATCGGGGAAAATAGGTAAAAACACAAAGCCAGTGAAGACCAACATAGAAATAAGAGATACCCACGCCATACGACGCTGAGCATCTGCCTTTTCCTCTTGCATTTCAAGTTCTTCAAGTTTTGCTACTGCTGCTAGTTCTTCATCACTCACGATACCATCTCCATCCACATCATACTTTGCATAATCACTTGTTGGTTCCAATGTTTTTGGACTCATTTTGATTATCCTCTTCTTCTTTGTTGTTCTTGTTTTATTCTGTCTTCTTCATCCTTTATCCATTCAACCAATAATCCCACATAAATGTCTCTTTCCCATGGCATCATATTTTCAATCTCAGTTAAACTATATTTATGATGTTGCATCAGTCCAAAATTAGTTTTAAAATAATTCACTAGGGTATTATGAGAAAGAGTTAGGTTAAAAAATCTCCCAGCCCTTCTAGAGAAACTTGAGAAACCACTCCAGTTTTAGGATTTTCTACATCCAATACATGTCTTAGTCTAGGCATGGTGGAAAAGAAGTTTTGTAATTTCTCAAACATTTCTTGTGTCAAACTATCTACGAACTCATTAAGTTCCTTCTTTGAGATGTCAACAATATTGTAAGTTTCCTCTCCAAAATTAATAGTTTGAATACACGATTTGATAATGAAAAATACTTTTTCTGTGTCACTTTTAATATTTGCTGATTTTAGAGTTGTGTCAATCGTTGGATATGTAAAGTCAATTGACAACGTATCTGTCAGATCTACATGAGTTGAGTGTTTTTCATCCACCAAAATCTGTATGTCTTCTATGTCAATAGATTTCTCAACATAGGTTTCTCCATCATCTGGACACAATAGTCTAACATCAATCGTTTCTGAAACAGACTTCGATCTAATCTTGATGAATGCATACTCAATGTCAAACATTGGATCATTCTTTTTACCAAGACTACCAAATGTGCATGAATGCACTAAATCTAAAACCGCATTGTGTGTTGCAGTCTCTGTTTGTTCTTCCATCGCCAGAAGAAGAATTTTTTCTTCTCTTACAAGAAATGGTCTAAACTCTATCTCATCTCCTGTAGATGGTACTGTCATCATGTATTTCGGCACTTCAAGTTTTGGTAAGGCCATAGTATTTTCTCCTATCAATTCAATTGTTATAATTTATGTAATCAATGAGTCCTAGAATTCTAAACCACCAGTAAGATCTCTAGATGACTGTGAAATATCTGGTTCGGCTTGGGGTTGATTAAATGGTGCGTCTGACCCATACCTAGATATGTCTGTGGTGTATCTGAATCCAAACTCTATGTTGATTGTTGCAAAACTGGTTGTCGCAGTTGCATCAAAGTCAACCTGACCAATGGTCATTGGATATGCTTCCCAACACTTAAGACCATATCCTGGCACATCTGTTCCAGTGTTATTTACATCACCATTAGGGATGTTCCCATCTTGCTTGCTTACACCATTAGGCCCCTGATTAGTCATACTGTAGATTTCTATTGAACCCTTATACTCATCATAGTAGTTCAGGTTCCAAGTATGTTCATCATACGCTGTTCTCTGCCAGGCATCAAATGTTTGTTTCAGTTTAAATTTTTCGTCAAGTAAGAAAGTAATTCCCACAGTATTAGCAAAAGTTATACCTGAAACAATATTTCTATTTGGACCATATATGTTAGTGTCTTCTACTGTTGAAAAATTAGTGCCTGGCATAAAAACAGTCTGTGCTCTGACCAAAAGGTCTGGTGCCTCCATTACTGCTCTAAAAGGTCTGTTCGGCGGCCCTGGAGGGAAATTTAAACGAACCACAAATTGATTGGTTCTAACAATACCCCCTTTATTGATTGAGTTTCGCAACTCAACAATAGTATTTCTTTTGCTAGGTGTAACGTCAAAGGTTCTTCTTAAATTTTGAT